GAATAGATCAGCTCAAAATAATCGCCCGACTGAAGATTTAGCACGAAATTCCACGCGGCGACAGTAGCCGCATTTGCGCCGCTGCTCATCGTAATCTGCGTGGCGGAGTCATCGACGTTGACGCCGTTCACGCGGGGCCAGATATAAATGTTATGCGTGCCGCCAGAAGTCTGCCTGAGTTGCGCCGAAAACTGAAAATTATACGTAGCTATGTTGTCTACATATATTCTCGACGATGGCGTCCCGATATAGACGCCGTAGACTACGTTGGATCCGTCAGCGCGTGTATATGTTTGGTCAAAGGTCAACGCGTAGGCCGTATTTGTCGCAGCGGGCGTGAACGTCGTCGTGCTGTAAAATGAGCCGTATCGCCGGCCGGCCTCGACCGCGATGTAGGTGTTATAAAACCACCTATACCATTCGCGGGTGACGAAATTAGTCAGCTTATCCCATATCGGAACCCGCGCCGCCGGGATCTGTGTATTGTTCGCAATATCAGGCATTTGTTGGGCTCAATATAAGTTCAGCGCCCATGATCGCGATCTTGACCGGATCGGTCCCTGACACCTCATACACGCGGTCGCGGATTTTCAAAGTCATGCCAAGCCGCCGCCAGATGGTTCGGTAACCGTATTGCCCGACGCGGCCCATCGACTTCCAATGCTCGTTCGACCATGTATGGCCGCCGTCATCTGACCAGCGCAGCATGACCTGCGGATTGACGCCCGGAGCCAATGGCGCGCCCTGCGTCATTATGTAATCGCCGTTTTCGGTCAGCAGCCATTCGCCTAGTTCTGTAGTCAAGTGCTGATCATTAAGATATTGATAGTCGTCGCCCGTAAGCCCAACGCCCGCCTCGCAGTCAAGTTGCAGACTATGTTGCGTGGTGCGCTTCAGATCATTCTGGCCCGTAGGCAGCGCGCGCCACGACCGCAGCCACTTCTGGATAGAGCCCGCTTCGGTGTAGACGGTTGAGTCATAAGCAAACAAACCGCCACCGACATAATCGCCGATGACGATTTCGTTGTTGTAGTTCATCTGGCAGTTGCCGCGATGACGCGTGAAGTTGTTGTTTTCCCACCCGGCGCGCTCATGCCAGACGCCGGTCGCCACGTCATAGACCCACGTCGTATTAGCCGTGGGGAAGTTCAAAACGTAGAAGCTGTGGCCGTCCTGCTGGTAGGTGTAGGCCACGGCGTCGTTAAGCGTGGTGTATTGCTGGATCTGCCACTCGACCGCGTGCGTCGAGACGCGCTCGCCCGAGTAACCTTTGGACCTGTAGACGATACCGTTACCGCGCGCGTCGCGCCCGAGCCAGAACAGACCATTGTCGAGTTTGGCGACCGAATAGGCGGCGAGGCAACCTATTTCATTAAACGCACCCTGAATACGCGCGAGCGGAAAGTCAGGCGTGCCGGCGTTATACCAGACTTCGACGGTGTTGACGCCAAACAGCCAGATCTCGCGGTGGTCGACAATCAGCGTGACCAGATTGTCCGGCGAGCCTTCCGCGCTGGCGAAGTCCAGCGCGTCGATGGACAGGCCGTTATAGGGCGCGGTGACCCAGAATTTTTGGCTGTTCGGTTCGTTGAATACGAAATAGCCGTCGATAAATCCGACGCCAATCGCGCCCGGAAAATCAGGGTCTGTGATGTCGCTAAACAGCGGCAAGAACGTCAAATCGACCGTAGCCGTAGCCGTAGCGTTGGCCGACAGAACAAAAGTCGTTCCGTCCGTAATACTGGAGACCGTCGTGCTGGCCGGAATGCCCGAGCCCGTGACAGGAAGGCCGACCCATATAAGAGATGTGTCAGCGGTCGTAACAGTGGGCGAACCGTTGGTCGTGTTGCAGCTCAGCGTTACGTTGGTGTTGTTGTAGATGTAGCCGTTAGCGCCCGCAGCGATGAATAGCTGCGTGCCGTTATCGACCATGTTGACCGGGCCTGCGCCGGCTACTGTGCCGAGTTCGTGGTAAGTCCAGTCCGTATCGACGCGATATAGCTTGGTGCCCGCGACGGCGTAGCCATAGTCGCCATACTGCCAGAGCCCACGCACGGGGCCGGTCGGAAACACGGCGAGCTGACGGAGCCCCGGCGCGCGCTGAAGCCAAGCGGCCTCTTTGCCGCCCTCCGGCACAATCTCAGGATAGAGATTGACCATGCGGCTGTCAGCCGCATTAGGACTGCGCAGGACATAGCTGGAGCCGAGGATCGGCGTCTTCATTAGTAGTTTCCAGCGTAGATGTTATAGCGCTGACGTGTGCCGACAATGCTGTAAGGCAGCGCCATGATGTCGTCGGGGTTGTTGATGCGCTTCAGATTGCGCTTGCTATACATCGCGATCCGCTGCACCTGCGCGGATGGCTCGACGCCGAACTCCGGCGCAATTTCGCACGCAAGATTATAGCGAAACGCCCGCAAATAGCCCGGCGGGAATGTCAGCGGCGTCGCCAACTGCGCCGGTTCGGTCAGTTCCTGCACCGAGATAAAATGCCACTCCAGCAGCCGCAGCGGGCGCGGGTAGACATACATCTGGATGTCGGGAAAGGTGTTGTTGACGAAGATGACCTGCGGATAGGTGCTGGTCACTGTCTTTACAGCGATACCGTTATACTGCTGCTGATTGATGAATTTTATGCCGTAGGAGACGTTGGTCTGCGGGTCACGAAAGTAAGTCGAATCATCCAGCAGAACAGGGCGATTGCCTACGAAATTGCCGGTCGGGCCAAGCGTGCGGAACAGCTCGCCGGACGGCCAGTTAAAAACTTGGTCCTGTGTCGAAAATACCGACAGCCGCTCGGTGTTCCACGAGTCGATCATCTGATTCAGCGCCATCAACGCGTCCTGCGAGGTCTCGGCCGAGGGCGTTTCGCCCTCTGCGAGGACGCCCAACAGTCTCAGCGCTCCGTTGATCTGCTCGCCCGCTGTCGTCATCTGGATCGAACCTTTCCCAGCCGTTCTCTTCGTCGTAGGCGGCTTCCAAATCCATGGTAGCGACCTTCACCCCGTGCTTGGGGTGCCGCAGGTAAATTACAGCCATTTTACACCTATGGTAAGGGCCGAGCGGCCCGTAGGCCGCTCGTAGGATTGATTTAGGTGAGAACGGGGAATTCCCATTTGCCGGCCACCGAAGTGAACAGCTTGCCAGCGCCCGTGGCGTTGGTCGTCGTGGCCAGCGAGCCCGCCGGAGCGGTCGTGGTCGTGACGCCAGCCGTGATGGCCGTGGTCAGGAAGTATAGGCCGGCCGTCGCATTTGAGATGACCGGACCGCTCGTCGCCGTGGACGTGAACGTGCCAGAGGCCGTCGCGCCTGTGATCGTCGAGCCAGAGATGGAAGCGCCCGTGATCGTCGTGCCGGAGACAAGCTCCGGGTCCGAGAACGCGACGCCTACCGCTTTGGTATTAGGCATAGAGCCCTCCTTAGCCGATACGATAGATCGTGTAGGCGGCCGTGCCGGTGCGGCGGAAGCGGAAGCGAGCCGAAGCCGGGAACGTCGCCGTAGCGGAATCCGCAACGACCGCATTGCCGACAATGGTGTTGCCAGCGCCCGCACCAAACGTCACGTCGTTCGCCGCGTTGTCACCAAGGTTGATGACGACGACATCGAACGCCGAGTTCGTCTTGATGCTCGGGAACGCCGCGTCGATCAGCGCGCCGGTCGGGAACGTGTAGGTGCCCGCGTCCGTGCCGCCAGAGTCAACGGTGATGATGCCGTTGGCGAGATTGCCAACAGTAACCGTAACCGTCGCACCCGTCAGCGCGCTCGGGGCGGGCTGCGGGGTCATAAGCGGCTCGGTCAGCGCGCCAGCGCCGAGCTGGTAGCCGCCAACGGCGTTCGGGATAAGCGGCGTCGGGCCGAGAGTGTCGAGCGGATAAGCAGCGCTCTGCGTAATCGGGTCATAAGCAGCCATGGTTCAATGCTCCTGAATTAGAGAAAAAGACGGGGCCGAAGCCCCATCTGATTAGCCCCAAAGGCGAACCGCCATCTGCGGACGAATGACGCTGTAGC